AGATATGATGTTGGTTTTTCAGTTGCTGCTGATACACCTTGTATAATTTTTGATAATATTTCCATACCACAAGGAGCATTGATTGATAGAAATTGATTCGCTCTTATTCTCATTCTAGCTCTTGCATCTATATTAACATTATTTGAGTTAATGTCAATCTTATTGTGTGCCTCCATATTTATCTCTTCTCTCGCAACAAATTCAATCTTATCACCTTCAAATCTAATGTTACCATCTGTTGCTTTGATTATTATATCTCCGTTCTCTGCCTCAACAAAGATAGCATTCTGACCTTTTACTAAATCCTCACCTGAAATTATTTGTGTTGCTCCGGGCGATACAAGAGTTGTCCATCCTTTTCTTGTACCATCTTGATCCATGGTATAAAAATGTCTACCATCAAGAGCACGAACTTTAAAACTTGATGTGACATCTTTCTCAGACGAAATACCACCAAATTGAATGATGGC